TATATATACCGAGTGACTTTCAATAAATTCAACAGCATATATACATCTATAATGTGCATTATTTAGTGGTTTCATGTGTAAACAAATATCATTAATATATTTATATCTCTTTGCTGCATTATATGCACACGAATCAAACAATCTAAAATCACGTTTATTATTATATTTTAATGCTTCTTCTTTACATTTTTCTTTAGTCCAATATCCTCTAGGTTTTCTCATAATAAAAAAAATAAAAAATCTTTGGTTAAATTTATTAACCAAAGATTTAAATATTATTCAGCTTTTTCTATAATATCAAATACTACTTTTCCATCAGTATTTTCAATACGTTCACCTGTGCCAATATCATCAACATTTAAATCATCATTACCAAATAAATTACGAAAATATAATATATTTTTCTTTTTATATTCTTCAACACCTTCAGGAGTTATAAATCCTTGTGGTACTGAAATTATTGACCCTTCCATCGAAATACCACCAAGCGGTCCATCTATTTGATTTTTTAATACATTAACTTTTACTGACACACCATATGATATTTCACGTTTTTTTGAAATAGCTGTAATTTTCTTAACACCTTTTGACACAATACCACCAAAATAATACTGCAATCGAGGCGTGTATTCCCATGTACGTCCACCTTTCATAGTAATTGAATTATTCATTGCATCACGACCAATTTTCTGAACAACAAATACTGTATTTGTATATTGTTTTGTTGCTTTCCTACTATTTGGAATAACATCATTAAATAAATACATAAATTCTTTTTCATACGCACCTGCATTCCAAAAATTGGAATCTGATTCATTTTTTTCTGCAGCATTAATTGTTTTATTGCAATTCAACGTACCAATTGAGTCAATTGCAAATGCTAAATCAAATGGTAAATTACCATCGCTTTGTTCACGTAATAAGAAACGAACACAATTCGCTAAATCTTCAATTGAAGCATAATTTCTATTTTTATCTAAAACTCTTCCAAAATGTTCTAACAGATATTCATTATCAATAAAAATATGTTCTTTATCCCAATCAAAACCCATTGTAGTTAATCGATATTTACTTAAGTTATTTTCTAAATCAATTATTATTGGAAGCAATCCCATTTTTTGTGCATTAACAATACCTAACGCTACTGCAGTGGATTTTCCGCTATTAGAAAATCCGCAACATGCTGATACGTAGCCCTTTGGGAAGCCCGGAATTCCAGTTACCTCCTCCATAGCATCATCAATTTTTATCCATTGTAGTGGTTTATCTGGAATATCTTCAACTCCTACCTTCTTTTTAAAATTTTCAAGACTAAATGTTTTTTTTGCAGTCGGTTTTCTTACCTCATTTGAAGGTACTTCAATTTCATTTTTTTTCATAAATTTTTAATTTTTTTAAAATAGATTAAAAAAGGGGAAATAAAAATTCCCCTTTTATTTAATTAATTACTTTTTAAAAAGGAAGGTCGTCATAATCTGGACTACCTGATTGATTTTCTTCTGCAGTAATGACATTTTCTGCGGTTTCTGCAAGTATTTCCTTACCTAAATCAGTAGCATCATCTTCAAATGTACCGACTTTTGATTCAGTAATATTACTTATAGTAACTCTTGGATATTCATCATCTAAATCTGAAGCATATTCAAAGTTTTCTTCATTTGCATCAAGATTACGAGTACGAGTATTAGCTGCTTCTTCCAAGTCAGGACGACCCGGAAATACCCAATGTTTATTATTTGCATCAGTATCATCCCAATAAGGACTTGTACCGTTAGCCACTGCTTCAAGAAATTCATATGGTGGCATTCCGGGTGCTTGTTTTGGTTTAAATACATCTCTCCATGTTATATCATCTTCAAGCCATGCTCTCATAATCAATGGGTCATTATTTAATAATGATTTACCTTTTGCTGTGATTGCAGAAATTGCTTTATAAATATAACCATTGAATTCACTATCAGTCATAGTTAAACTTAAATCAGTACCATTATTCTGGTCGGAAAAATCTGCTTGATGATTTGACATATAATCTTCCAGAATTGGAAGAAGTTTGTCAAGAGTACCCTGATTTTTGTAGTTGTGTTTAAATCTCCAAAATTTAACACCATCTTTTTCAGCACCTTTATCAATTCCACGAACAATATAAAATTTCTTGGCTTCCCATTTAATGGCTTCCTTATAAATTTCATCATTCTTAGCTTTGATTGCTTTTTGTGCATCATTCATATTTTCCTTTTTAATTCCTTTTAAGGATTGGTCTTGTTTTGCAAGCCATTTTTTATGTCTTACACAAAGAGGACATGGCGCAGGTACAAGAATAGGATTACCAGTTGCTTGGTCGATTAATGGCTTATTATCTGCTCCCAATTTAGGAACTTTAGGGTCATTATGAGCAGGACAGTAAATTACCGTTCCATGTTTCTTTTTTCCACCAGCAGCATTAGTAGTAACAACATGAAAAAATGCTTCTTCAATATGTTTTTTATTGGGTTTTGGGGGAAGAATTCTGAAGATTTCTTTTGCTTTACGTGGTACAAAGTACTTTGCTAAAAGGTCTTCACGTGATTTTCTTTTGTTTGTTTGAGATTGTTTTTTCTGATAATCAGAAAACATTTTTTTTAAATCTGACAAATTACCACCTTGGGCATTTGTCGTTGAATTTTGATTTTCCATTTCAATTTTAAATTACAGTAAAGTTATTTTTTCAATTATAAAAATTGCAATACAAATATATTTCACATTTTACATAAATACAAGGATTTTTAAAAATAAACCTTTTATATTTTATACATTAGTTAAATTATTAGAAACTATTGTAAAAGAAAGTGTTTGTTTATTTTCATAATAATTACCATTTTTTAATCTTATTTGTAAATGATAATCTTGAGGTATTAACCATGATGTATCAAGATTAAATTCATAACCAGTATTTGTTCTATTTACCGATGTAAATGGTATTACATCAATTTCATATTTATTAGCTATTGTAGTAAATAATCTATATTCAATATCTAAAGGTAAGAAATTATTTTGATTTGGATATAATTCTTTTATTGTTAATTTTATTTTTTTTACTACACCTGAAATAATATTTTCTCTTTCACCAATTCCCCAAAAATAAAAGAAATAATTATCAAATTGAATTTGATTTGATTGGTCAAATGTATAATATTTATCAGGAGATATTAAATAAAATTCTCCAACATGTTCACTTTGTCTACTGTTTATTGTAACAGTCCACACATCTTTAAATAATACAGCATCTGGATAATTTTGTGAATCAACAAAATATGTTATTTTATAAATACCTTTACCCACATTAACAATTGATGTTCCACTTAATATATCAATTAAATTATCTTCATTATCATATATATTGACTTTATTTACTATAATATCTTGTGAAAATGCACCAATATTTATATATAAGTACAAATCATTACTTTTATCTAAATAAAAATAATTTCTATCATCAGTAATGGTATCATCAATAATAGTTTCAACATATGGTTCATACCAAGTATTAGTATTTTTTGCATGAAAAGCAACCGCTTCTCTATATGCTGTTTCTTGTGATTCAAGATTATTTGGAAATTTAAGACCAAGACCATATGAAGAACCAGTAAATGCAGATGTTCCAGTATAACCAGTACCAAATAATCTTTGATTTATATAATTAGTAATATCAATATCAAGACTTTCATTTCCTTTTTCAAATCTTTCAGTAGCTATTGTTTGAGTTACACCACTAATATATGCACCAGAATTTATCCATAAAGTATTTGTTCTTGCTGAATACCAATTTGATGCTTCAATAATTGGTACAGCAATTACTGTATCATCATATATAAAATCATAACCACTACCTTCATCCCAATCTTGATTAATATTAAACAAATTTAAATCAAAACTACTTGCTCTATTAATTGCTTGTGTATATGATTTTTGTCCAAGATATTGCGAAGCATAACTAATTGTATTAGTCATATGTAATATGTGTTTCACAATTCTATTTGGATTAATAAGACCATCAGTAATTCTATTATGTAATTCAGTTAAGTCAATATCAAAAATAAATCGACTAACCTGTTTATTAGATGTACCATATGATACTTCTGTAACAGGATTCTGCGAGTTATTGGTCTTATTATTAGTAATAAGAGTTGTGTTCTTTTTAAAATAACTTCTAAATATCGACATCTTTTTAATTTATTATTGTATTTATTATAAATACTAAAACATGAAATATAATACAGAAACATTTATTGAAAAAGCTAAAGAAATTCATGGCGATAAATATGACTATTCTTTATCGGAATATAAAAAAAATCATTTAAATGTATCAATTATTTGTAAAAAGCATGGAGTTTTTAAACAGATACCTGCTAATCATACAAGAAAAACTAATCCACATGGTTGCCCTAATTGTGCGAGTAATAAAAAATTAACAACCAAAACATTTATTGAAAAAGCTAAAGAAATTCATGGCGATAAATATGACTATTCTTTAGTTAAATATATTGGCGCACATGATATTATAAAAATTATTTGTCTTAAACATGGAATTTTTGAACAAAAAGCATTTGCCCATTTGCAAAATTATGGGTGTCAAATTTGTGGAAATAATAAAAAATTAACAAAAGAAATATTCATTAAAAAAGCTAAAGAAATTCATGGCGATAAATATGACTATTCTTTATCGGAATATAAAAATAGTCACACTAAAATAAAAATAATATGTCCCAAACATGGAATTTTTGAACAAAAGCCAAATAATCATTTATCAAAACAAGATTGTTATAAATGTGGAGAAATTATTAGAAGCAATAATAAAATTTTAAAAGCTAAAAATAGTTTTATTGAAAAAGCTAAGAAAACGCATGGTGATAAATATGACTATTCTTTAGTTAAATATATAA